GATGTTGATGTTGACATGTATTATGAAGGAGATTTAGCAGAGAAATTAAAATTCTCTTTGAAATATTTTGCTGCCTTAGGTATAAAGGGGATAGTGCAGGGAGATTTAATGTTTACTGACTCAACAGTAAAAACTGAAACTATTAATGGTGAAAAACTGTATACATTTAGACCTAATACTATTACATATGGCATTCCAGTAGATCATCCTATCGGACAAGCAGCAGGTAGGTCAAAAATTGGAGTAGTATTTCATACACATTACAGAGGTGATGACTTTCAATCTATGCAAGCACTTGCTGGAGCTGATGTTAATGGATCTACTGATGCATTAGTCATAAAAAATGATACTCCCATGAATAAAGTTGGATTCACTTCAACTGAGATGAAGAAATTTGATAGTTATATTACTAAGATTGAACGCATGTGTCAGATCTGTGGAGATTTCCTTGATGAATTAGTAAAAGAGACCGGTACTACTGGAGACAAGAAATTTCATATTGCGTCTTATCTGAAACAGTTCTTTAATAATGAAATTAAGAATGCTCGTGGTATTGGAAATGTAGATGAAGCAATGTATGACATGCTTAATTTCTATGGTGATAAGATGGAGAAGGAGTTATCAAAAATTAAAACAGTTGCAAACTTAACAGCAAAAAGAAATCTTGTATATAACAGTCAGAACTATGTTGTAGATAATGTGTACAAGTTTAAATCAATGCTCTCTTTGTATAAAGAATTACAGACAGTAAAGCAAATGGTTATAGATAAGCTTGACCACCTTGAAGAGTTCCGGACCTATGTCCAGACAGAGAAAGGATATAAGGTCACAACTCCAGAAGGATATGTTCTTCATAAGGATGGTGATATGATTAAGTTTGTCAATCGTATGGAGTTTGCATACAATAACTTCACCCTACAGAAGCAATGGCGTTAAATTGTAATACTTGCTACTTTACTTTTGGTAGGTTTCAACCACCTACTACAGGTCATAAAGAAAACTTTGCTGGTGTAAAAAGAGCAGCAGGTTCTCATGACTATCGCATTTATATTTCACAAACTGTAGACAAGAAAGGTAGCAATCCATTACCACCAGACAGAAAACTTTTCTATATGGAAAAAATGTTTCCGGAACATAGAGGAAAGATTTATTCTGGACCTAAACAACCTGTCGCTATCTTGCAAGATCTTATGCTGGCAGGGTATAATGAGGTAGTATTCCTTGTGGGTTCTGATAGAGTGAGCGCCATGCAGTTCCTCCATAAATATAACGGAAAGGATTTCTCATTCAGAAAAATTGATATTCAATCTTCTGGAAGTAGAGATGCTGATGGCGATACCTTCGCTATTTCAGGAACAAAAATGAGACGCGCAGCATTTGCTGGTGACTTTAAAACTTTTCGTTCTGGTATACCCAGAGCACTGAATGATAATGATTGCCGTGCTCTTATGCAAGAGATACAGGCAAATTTGCCCGCTAATTTTAAATGAAAAACTTTAAGAAACTTAGAGAACAAGCACTCCGTCAAGCACATCGTCAGAATGATGTGATTTCTGAGGGTGATATTGTTATGTCTGCTAGAACTGGAGATAAAGGAACAGTTCATCGCACTGGTGTCAACTATGCCATTGTGGTGACTGAGGATGGGAGAATGTTTCGGGAGTGGGTGAAGGATATTCGCACTATAAATAAACCATAAGAAGATCTTCAATTTTAAACATGGATAAGCAGAGACCTGTTAACAAAGTTGCACATAATGATGCATATTCTGCATCTTTGATGGAGATGTATACGAATTGGATGGACGGTGATTGTTTCCAGGGTAGTCATATTCCTGAATATACTCCTGAAGCATTTGCGGGTATGGATCCTCAGTCACATGGTGCTGAAGTAGATGACATCACCAAGAAGAAAAAGAAAATTGATAAGAAAGAGAAGTCAGTTGCAGAAGAAATCGTTCTTGAGCGTGAAGAGATTGAAGTTGATGGTGAAGTAATCATCATTGAGAAAGTCAAGATGGATGGTGTTGATGACAACGGTAACAGCTCCTGTTGGAAGGGTTATAAGAAGCAGGGTACTAAGGCAAAAGGCGGTAAAGAAGTAAACAACTGTGTCAAGGCAGGGTTTGAACCCACTGGTGAAGAGATCAAAGAAAAGAAACTTGATCCCGTAGGTAAGGAAGACGGTGACGTTGATAACGATGGCGACAAAGATAAGTCAGATAAGTTTCTCTTAGCACGTCGTAAGAAAGTTAGTAAGATCATTGGAATGAGTAAGAAGAAATGAAAAATTTTAAACTACTTCGTGAGGAGTGTGAGAGTAAGGAGAAAGAACGTAAGTCCAAGAAAAAAACTGTGGAAATAATGCCACAGATTAAGGACAATAACGGTCAGAAGATGAGTGTTAAATAAATAGTATTTGCAACACGCAATAAGATTATGCTTACATTTTTACTTCCCTTGGCGTCAAAAATTATCACCGATGCCATTAATAAAATTCCTGAGAATGAAGAACTCGGTGAGAAGATGGTTGAGATCTGTCTTGTTATTCTTGCTAAAGCAGTTAAGTTGACAAAGACCGATATGGATGATCAACTACTTGAAGTTGTAACCAAAGCAATCAAGACACGCGAAGAAGCGTGATACAGTGGGGGGATTCAAGTCCCCCCATCTTTATAAATATAATTTAGATAAGTCATTTTACGGAGAAAACATGTCTCTATACGGAAAAACTGACAGCAATGCAAATGTCACCAAGGCTGGTAGAGGCATCGCTGCATCAAGTCAAGCAAAGCAAACAATTTTCATTGATGAAACTGAAGCAGCACTTGCTCAGAATAAGAACAGGGGTTTGAATGCTCCTGGTTGGTGGTCATATTATACATTTACCGATAGTTCTGGTGCTACACGTCATAAAGCAGAAATGTTGGTAACACTTGCTGATGCAGAAGCGAATTCTGCTGAGTCACAAGCAGATGATGCCGTAGCAGCAGACGTAAGTGCAGCAATCACTATTCAGACTCAACCAGCAGATACTGCGGTTGCTGTTGGTGCTGCTCTAACACTTACTCTTGCCGCTATTGCAACTCCTCCTGGAGATGCTTCCGTTCTCACATATCAGTGGCAGAAGTTGTCTGATGCAAATCGTTGGGCAAATGTTTCTGGTGAGACTGCAACAACCCTTACAGTTGGTACTTATGCGGCAACTGATGCTGGTTCATACCGTGTCAAGATTGCCTCTACTAATGGTGCTACTGAAGTTACCTCTGCTACCGCAGTAGTTACTACTGCTTAATATTAAATGAAATTTGATGAGTTGACCCAAGATAATTGGGTACTTTTTGCAATTAAAAATTATGATAATCCTCAGTCAGTTACATATGCTGATTTTGAGGAGGATGTTAAAAAATTTAAATACATCAAAAGACTCCTTCGTAGATACCAAACTACGAAAGAGTTTAAAAAACATTTGATATTAAACCATATCATTTGTTTGTATAATATCTTTGGGGAAGCAGCAACTCCGTTGTTGCTTTTTAAAATTGAAAAGGAATATTGGAGTGTATTAAAATCGTTCCTTTTATTTTTAGATAGACTTCCCCCATCACTAAATAATGACATAGATACATATTGTTTAAAGGAACTGAATCTGATATGAAAAACATCTCAGAAATGGTAGCAGGAGACGGGGGTAATTTATCTTTACCACCTGCTTTTGTGTTTGTTAATCCTAAACAGCATCGTAAGTATAAAAAATCTAACCAAGATAAGGTTGATGGACGTACATCTGGTGCTCGTTCTCTGTTTAATCGCATTAATCGTAGAAAAATGAAAGAAGAATTAGAAATCAATACTATTTCTGAAGCTGCTCCTACCGAAACTGAGAGGGCACAGAAACAAATCGGCCAAATGAAAAAACTAGGCCGTCAAAAAGATCTTCAAAAAAAGCGTGATGACGCTAAGAAGAAGATGCAAGGAAAGACCAAAGAGATGGATGTCTTAATGAAGGCACGTCTTCAGGACTTTAAAAAGAAAGCGTCTTCCCAGACGAAGAAACTTTCTAAGATGAATGATTCTGTAGAATTTGAAAACGGTGAAAAAATTATGGAAAATCAAGACGTGATTCAAGTTGCATTAGATGTTGCAACATCAGAACTTAATCCTCAAGGTGAAGCATCGTTCGCAAAAATTAAATTTGGCGATGGATCTACACAGAACCTTGATAATTTCTCAGCAAAACGTATTGCTGCTTGTTACGCTCAGTTGGACGATACTCATAAGAATCAGTTTCAATATATGCTGAACAAAGACGCTACTACATATCAATCTGCTATTGATTTTGCCATCCGCAATGTCTGAGGATACTAGTATGGGAGATTCTCGTGATATCAATACCGCTATCTTAGAAAGATTGGAAAAGGTTGTAGAATCTTTGCAGGAAAATTCCATACAAATGGGAAAACTTCTTGCTGTTCATAATGAAAAACTTGACAAGCAAGATAGGATTGACGCTGTACTTTTTGAAAAGGTAGAGAGTTTACATAGAGAAGTTAGTCGCTCTACTAACGATATCAAAAAAGGATGCGAGAGAGACATTAGATTAATTGATGAACGTCTTCGCCTTATGGAAAAGAAGATGTGGTCTATCTTTGGTGGACTTGCTATTATTAGTTTCTTGGTTTCTCCAGTAGGTCAGAGAATACTGAGACCACTTTCAGAATCGTCACAATCAAGGTTGACGCACACTATCGGATCTGGTATTATAGGATCAGTGGTGATGTCTCCTAGTGAGTTTTCTTGATGTCAAGTACATAAATTTAATATCCCCTCGCTTGACTCTTTTCAGTCGCAAGAAGGCAGACCTGTACAATTTCAGGTGTCCTTACTGTGGCGACTCACAAAAGAGACGCAACAAAGCGAGGGGATATTTGTTTAAGGTTAAGAATAATTTTGTGTTCAAATGCCACAATTGTGGTGTTGGTAGAACACTTTCAAATTTTCTTAAGGATCAAGATAATTTTCTCCATGATCAATATGTCATGGAGAAATTTAAAGAAGGTAGGACTGGCAAGGGAACTACTATACCCAATCCAAAATTTAATTTTGTAGAACCAAAATTTGTCAAAAAGAATACAGATCTTGAGAAGATTTCAGACCTAAATATTTCTCACCCGGCGCGAGTATATCTAGAACAAAGAGGCATCAAAGATCTTGAATACTTTTATTACTGTCCAAAATTTAAAGAGTGGACAAATAAACAAAAGAAGACATTTGATACCCTCAGACAAGATAGTCCACGGATCATAATCCCATTTAAAGATACACAAGGAAACTTATTCGGATACCAAGGCAGATCGCTCGCCCCTAAGGCAAAACTAAGATACATCACGATCATGCTAGATGATGAACATCCTAAAATCTTTGGACTGGATAGAATTAACAAAGAACAACCGATCTATATTGTAGAAGGACCATTTGATGCGACGTTCATTAAAAACTCAGTTGCTATGGCTGGGTCCGATGCTGATATTCGCACGTTTGGTTGGAGCAATTATATTTGGATTTTTGATAACGAACCACGCAATAGAGAGATCGTCAACCGAATCTCCAAAGTCATTGACCGAGGAGATAAGGTAGTTGTCTGGCCTAATAAAATACAGGAGAAGGACATCAACGATATGCATCTTGCAGGACATGATGTTCAAAATTTAATACATGACAATGTATATCAGGGATTAGAAGCAACACTTAAATTTAACACTTGGAAAAAAGTATGAGCAATGGTCACGGCACGAAAGTTCGTAAGCGTAATGGGTCTGTAGAACCCTTGAACTTGGATAAGATTCATAAGATGGTTGAAGAGGCATGTGAGGGTCTGGGGAGTGCTGTGAGTGCCTCTCAGGTTGAAATGAGTTCCGGTATCCAATTCTATGATGGAATTACTACAGAAGAAATCCAGCAAATTCTGGTACGTTCTGCTAGTGATTTAATTTCTTTAGATTCTCCTAACTATCAATTCGTAGCAGCACGTTTACTGTTGTTTAGTTTGCGTAAGCAAGTGTTTGGACCTGATTGGGTAAATGGATACCCATCAATTTATGATCATGCACTAGGATGTGTGGACCAAGGTGTGTATGACAGTCACATCATGAGTAAATACACTATGGAAGAGTGGTCACGGATTAATAGTTGGATTGATCATGATCGTGACATGTTGTTTACCTATGCAGGTCTACGACAGGTTGCTGATAAGTATCTTGTCCAAGATAGAAGTACCGGGAATGTTTTTGAAACTCCTCAGTACATGTATATGATGATTGCTCTGACTCTTTTCCAGGAATATAAAGAAGACCGTCTTTCCTATGTCAAAAGATACTACGACGCAATCAGCAAGCACAAAATCAACATCCCCACCCCCATCATGGCGGGTGTCAGAACAACACTTAGACAATTTGCTAGTTGTGTGCTTGTTGATTGTGATGACTCCCTCAATAGCATCTTTAGTTCTGATATGGCTATCGGCAGATATGTTGCACAGAGGGCGGGTATCGGTATCAACGCGGGTCGCATCCGTGGAATCAACGCTAAGATCCGAGGTGGAGAAGTACAGCACACAGGTGTTGTTCCTTTCCTTAAAAAATTTGAATCAACTGTACGATGTTGCACACAAAATGGGATTCGTGGCGGATCCGCAACCGTCCACTTCCCAATCTGGCACCAAGAAATAGAAGACATCCTAGTTCTTAAGAACAATAAGGGTACAGAAGACAACCGAGTGAGGAAACTTGACTACTCAATCCAAATTTCAAAGATTTTCTACGAACGTTTCATTGCGAATGGAGAGATTAGCTTATTCTCACCGCATGACGTACCAGGTTTGTATGATGCTTTTGGTACTGATGACTTTGACACTCTATATCGGATGCATGAACTCAATGATGCTGTTCCAAGAAAAACTATCGGGGCACAGGAATTAATTCTGGATCTTCTGAAAGAGAGAGCAGAGACCGGTCGTATTTACATTATGAATATTGACCACTGTAACTCACACTCCTCCTTTAAAGATAAAGTTTACATGAGTAACCTTTGTCAGGAGATTACTTTACCAACTACTCCTCTGGAGCATATTGATGGTGATGGTGAGATCGCCCTGTGCATCTTGTCTGCTATCAACGTAGGTAAAATTAAATCCAATGAAGAGTTGGAAGAACTTTGTGATCTTTCAGTGAGAGGTTTAGAAGAATTGATTGATTATCAGGATTATCCTGTGAATGCAGCAGAACGTTCTACTCTTGCACGTCGTTCTCTTGGTATTGGTT